CGACCTACGTGAATTGTGTAAGAAGGCAAAGACTTGTTTGTGACTTCTGTAAATGTGTGTTCCCCTGTGCTTACTGCGGGCTCTCCACCATATACACCGTAAAAATGTGCCGCCATGAACAAATCAGGTTGCATAGCAAACGATATACTCCCTTCTGAGTATTCCTTGCCTTGTTGGCTTTTTGCCGCTCCGAACCTTGACATATCTGCTCGATACATTACTTCAAATTGGTGGCTAATTGACTCGTCGTCAACTTCACCCCCAAGATAAGTTGCGCTTTTTGCAGAGTTATATGCGGTCATTCCCGATGCGACACCGTATGTTGCCGTCTGATTTGTTTGGTTTGTCGTCTGTTCCGGGGTAAGGAAGACGTAACGATTTGCGAATTGGTCAGCCATGCTGGTCACCTATGGTGGTTTTAGGACCCATCTGATACTTAAGCATTATCGGTGGAGGAGGTTTATGCGCCGCATATACGAGAATCCTATTTGGTGAATACATACAATTTCATCGTCGTCGGTCTTGGTATCTAACTGAACGTTATAGCCCTGAATACTATCCGTGGAAGCATCGACTCCTGTATTCACATACAATTCATCGAATACTTCACCTACAATGTCCATGCCCATTCGATATGCTGACTGATATGTGCTTCCCCTTGTTACGACGTAGATTGTTATGCCGTAATTTTGTATAGCCCTCGTCCCCGATAATGTCTCAAACTCCGGCGACGATACATTGTCCAATAGGACATGAATAGACGGTGCTGAAATCCTTGAAATCATGTCGGATGATAAATCGTATGCGTAATTGATGGCCGAATCACTTAGGTGTGTTTTGATATACGGCTTCACGCAATCTCGTAGAACCTGAACGATGCTTAAGCCCATTTGCATCATAGTATTCGTTGTCCAATCACTTAGGGCCATTTCATCAGGAGTGAACGCCCCTGCGTCGGTATAGTACACGTTGTGCCATGTTACAGTACCGGATGAATTGCCCCATTTTGCTTCCTTGCTTGAGCCGGATGCTCCCGCAACGGAAATAAAATTATCTGCTCCATCATCATCTTCGATAATTTCACGCATATACAGTTTGGCGTTACCTGCTGAATCGAGTGTAAGTCTTAGAACAAGAGGGATATTATCATCACCTTCGCTTGCATCTATGTCAAGGTCCCGTGTAGTAACCGTTGTGGCCCCCACAAGGTCAAGTGTGGATGCGTTGCCCTTTGCTCGTACTTCAACCTTTTTTGTACCGTTGTCAAGAGACATAAGCACTGTTCCATTGCTTGGGAGTGCGCCGCTATTGGAGAACGTAATAATTGCGACCATCGTATATGCGTTCGTTGTTGGTGTCTGTGTGTAGTATTCGTTTGCAGATATGACCCAATTACCGTTGACTGCGGATGATGTTCCCGTTACACTCTTTGTCCAATTGGTTTGTTCGTTACCCACCAATGCAGTTGGGTCTTCTCCGTTCATACGAGCGGTCCAAAAATCTGTTGTCGATGCTATTGCCATTATATCAATCCCCTATATGCTGACCTTGCCTTACTGCTCAATCCTGTGATTCTTCTCAAATGATTATCGTTCCATAATGAATTGGATGCTTGCATGGCACTTTCCAAGGTTCTATCTCCCTGTAAAACCGACCATACTGTTTTCCAAAGGTATGCGGCAGTAGCGATTTGTGCCATGATTGCGTAGTATTCCATGTAACGCAAAGCAGGTACAGGCCAATAACCTCTCTTTTCACTTCCTCCAATTCTCATAGAGTCAATAGCCGTGGACTTTCGATACATATACGAGAGTCGGTCATCGTGTCGTTGCTGACGTTCCTTTGCGGAACCTCTTGCCATCCTATACGAAGTTTGCGTAAAGGTCTTTTTTCGTTTTCTCCACGTTTTTGTCCCTCCTCCTTTTGTTGCGTAAGAATATGAAAACGTTGCCGTTGGGCTACCCATTGTTTTCTTTCTGCCTCTACGACCACCTGTTTGCTTCCGTGTTTTTGTTCTTTCAAATGGTAGAACATAACCTCTTCTTCCACTTCCTGTTTTGTAAGTTGTTCCTGTAAAACCTGCTCTGCCTGAAGGAATAATTACACCACCCACTTGGTTAGATGAGCCGCGCTTTCTGACAAAACCTCTTCTGCGTTTTGCTTTCTGCCAAAAGTAGTTATCCCAAGGCACGGGAGCGTTGAGTTTATCTTTTTGCGCGTATTCTACTTGTTTGCCGCTACCCGGTCCATGTTGCCAAGTCCCTTCATCTAACGCCATCGACATTGAAAAGATACCACCCTTTTTCCTTTTTCCACGGCCTTTGATTCCTCCTTTTCCACCCACCATCATTCTGACGTTAAGTGCGCCGCCCATATCCATATCCTTTAGTCTCAATGCCTTTGCGACTTTTTGTTTGGCTTTTTTGTATTTACTCTTGGCGTTAGGCTTACCTTTGTTTTGGTGATTAGCAACATACTTTTTTGTAGCGATAATTGCTTCTGTGGTCCCTTTTCTCAACGCTATTTTCAAATACTTGTCTAAATCCTGAATCCTCTTTTCGACTTCATCGAACTGTAACGTATCGCTTCTTAGGTCAATTTCCGCATATCTTGTTTGAAGCACAGTAAATGTACTTCTTGAATCTCTTTGGGTAAGATACCCTTTTCTACTTGTAGTGGCTTTCAAAGGACTTGAACCAGCCCATGTTCTGATTCCCTTCCCTATATCAGAGGGCGAAAGTCTCTTATCCCAATCTCTAACGTATGTGGGTGAGTTCGGGGTTCCCATTGGACCTACCCAATTACCCCATTTTTTACCCGCCGCAAAGGCCGGTGCGGTTGTGGGATAGGCCATTTAGTCCACCGTCCCAAGATGAGCAAGTCGTCGAAGATTCACGGTTCCGCGTTCACGAAGCATATTTCCGCGCATTCCACCTTCAAACATTCCGCCCTCTTGAAACGTTGATTCATCTTCAAGGTAATACCCTGCGGCAAGGTCGGCACATATTTCACGAAGAACGTGTGCAAACTCACCTTCTTGCACAGTTACCCCTGATGCGTGGTCAAATGAAAGACCCGTGACCCCTGTCAATTGATTTGAAGATTTTCCCGTCCACGCGAATGAATCACCATCTACGTTACCGTTACCTGCCGTAGCAAACGCG